CTAGCTGCTGAATGTGGAGCTGCTTGTAATGTCTGTGCATGAGCATTTGATGACTCACAATAAAATTTAACTTTAGCAACACTACCAGTTCCTGTTTTAATTTCTACTAAACCATCTGTAACAGCAACACCACCTGAAGAACCATTACCATCTAATAAAACTTTACCTGTACCATTTGGTAATACAGATATATTACCATCAGATACAGATACTATTTCTGATATAACTGGAGAAGTTAAAGTTTTGTTTGTTAAAGTTTGTGTACCAGTAAGAGTAACATCACCAACATTTGATGGTGTAACAACTGTAAATACAATATTAACTGAACCAATAGAACCAGAGTTATCAGTTGTACATAAAAATATTTTATCTGCATTAGATGAACCTTCTTGAACAATAACTAATTGTCCTGCTAGTTCTGCAACAGTATCATAATCTGTATCTCTTGTAGCTGTGCCTGAAGCTACAACATTATAAATACCATTTTCAGTAGCATCTGTTTGATCTTTTACTAAAACTTTATTTCCTGTAGCAAGTGTAATACCATCTAGTGTATCACCATTTTCTAAAGCATTTGATAAATTAATATTTGCTGTTGTCGCTACTCTTGTAATAATTCTTGTTTTTAATCCTGTAACTAAATTATCTACATAATTTTTTGTAGCTGCATCTGAACTTGCTGAAGGTGAGCCAAGACCTGTAATTGTTCCACCAGATATAGCTACACTATTTGCAGCTTGTGTTGATATAGTTCCTAATCCTAATGATGTTCTTGCTGTTGATCCTGTTTCTGCTACCCAAGTTGATCCACTTCCAACTATGAAATTACCATCTGTTGTAGCAAGATTTCCGATTGCAGTAAGGTTTGCATTTGATGCACCTTTAGCATCTATTTGATCTTGAATATTTGAACTAACACCATTTAAATAACCAAACTCTGTATTTGAAATTGTACCATCATGTATTTTAGTTGCAGCTATTGCAGCACTTGCATTGATGTCTGCATTAACAATTGCACCATCTGTTATTTTAGCAGAAGTAATTTGTGAGTCAGCTATTTTAGCTGTAGTAATTTGTGAATCTGCAATGTGTGCAGTATCTATACTTCCATCAACATAATGTTCAGAGTTAATACTATCATCAGCTATTTTTGTACCATCTATTGCATCAGCAGCAATTTTAGCTGTTGTAACATTTGAATCTGCAATTTTAGCAGTAGTAATTTGTGAATCTGCAATATGAGCTGTGTCTATTGAACCATCTACATAATGTTCTGAATTTATACTATCATCTGCAATTTTAGTTCCATTAACAGCATCTGCTGCAATCTTTGCAGTTGTAATAGCACTATCACTTATATTTGTTGTACCAATAATTTCTGTTGGTATAGATGAATTAGTTTTTGATAAAGCACCAATATAAACATGAGTGATTGCTTCATTAGATAATGAACCACTATCCCAAGTTACATTGATTGTTGTATTTGTTGAAAAAGATGAACTAGCAATAGTTCCGAAAATTGTTCCTGGTGTTGATGCAGTTAATTTTATTCTTCTACCTGCATGATAAATTGAAGTTACATCTACACCTGCAATAGTAAAAGATGTACCTGATGCGTAAGCAGCAGTAAAAGAACCATCACCATCACCATATTCAATCCATTGTGCATCATTAAACCAATCTCTAGTATTTTTCATCAATGCTCTAATTGCATTGTTTAGATTAGAAGGTAACATTCCTTCTGCTGTTGAAATACCATTAAGTGATGTGTTACTAGATTGTGTTGTTGAATAATCTTTTATATTAGTTGGCATCTATTCTCCTATAAACCATGCGAAAGCCTTGTTACTTTCTTTGTTACGATCATTAATTAATGTATTAATAGCTTCTTCAATTTGTCTTTGAAAGAACTCTTGAGTTTCAAAACTATATCTAACATTATCTATATCAGTTTTTTCTGTCATCTCAATCCAATTCTTGTTGCATTTATATCAACTCCTTGTGCATTAGTCCAAACTGAACCTGTAGGTGTTGTTATTTTAATTTTAAAATATCTACCAGATTGTCTTACTGGATTATCACCACTTGTAACCATAGTAGATGATGAAGATTCTGTAGCTGTATCTGCTAATCTTTCTCTGCTTTTAATAGTAACAGTAGATGTAGCATCAACAATTGGTCTAACATTTGTTATACTACTTCTATGTCCTGGAAACAACTCTAATTCTCTAGTTTCTATAGTTCCTTCATTTTCTGTACCTGAAAATATAGCAGCTTTAAAATCACTATCTATAGCACCTAAATATAACTGACCACCATTCCAAAAATCTGTATCTAGTGCAATGTTAATAGCGTCTAGGTTTTCAGAAATAATATCCATTAATTCTACAGTATAAGCACCCACAAACTGTGAAAATATTGTACTAGCACTTGCATCTGCTGTTGACCATTTTTGTGTAGCATAATTATAAATAATTACTTTATCACATATACCAGTTGTATTAGCAGTATTAGAAGCTGATGGATATAACCACATGGCAAGTTGATTAAATGGATCAACTGCTGCACAAATTCTATCACTAAATGCTTTGTTTAAATCTACATCAAAAAATCTATTTACTTTTTCTGCACCAATAGAAACTACTTGATCTCCATTAATTTCAAAGAAACCATCATCTGCATAAAAGAATACTCTACGATTATCTTGACAAACAGTTCTACCTAAAACTGCACCTCTGTTTGGAGATATAACTGATAGACGAAATACTGTTGAACCACCAACATAGTCCATACGAATTATTTGATTTTGCCTAAAGACATAACCAATCTCTCCTGATGTTATGTGAGTAATTTGTCCACCTGAACCTGGTAAGTCTTGCAAGTCTGATTGTTTTGTACCTGGTTGCCAAGTTGTTAAATCATTAATACCTGACCATTGAATACGATTTGAATTATTTGTGTGATTACCTGTTACAAAAAAATCTCTAACTACACCTGAAACTTTAAATACAGGAACTGTACCACTTGAACCTATAGTAGATAAATTTGCAAAATTAGTTGATGTACCCATTTCATAATATTGAGCTGCATCTTTACCATTACTAGCAACAATGTTTTGACCAAATTGTGTAAATGTAAAATAATCTGTATCAGCTCCTGTTAGACTAGATTTTCTTGATGTAAATGTACCACCATCTAATTGAAAAATATCTGTATTGTTTGCAACAAAGTTAAAAACATTATTTGAATTATCTCTAAAAGAACCTGCACCTCTACTATTGGATGTAATATTATTAGATGAATAAGAAACTAATGAAGGAAATCTTTTATATGATTGAGCTGCAAAATAAACATTGTTAGCTGTAGTTGCACCAGGATTTAAATATTCTGGTTGGTCAGGTAGCCATTCTCCAAAAGGTATTTGCATTTTTCTCCTATTGGTTATTATTTGTTACTGCAACAAATCTGTCATTAAATGAACCAGCTACAGTAACATCACCTCTTTGTTGTAAAGGTGCGTTACCATATTGATCTTCTCTATCGTTTCTTTCAAGTCTTTCAAGAGCAGTTTGATACATTTGTTGCCATTGTTGAAGTCTTTGTGGATCTATACCACCTAAAAAATTAGCAGCATGGTATAAAGATCCATATAAATATATAGCTGGATGATGTGTTAAAATATAATTTGAAGTATTTGAATCTGATAGTGCTGGAAATTTAGCATAGTAATTTAATGTTCCTGTATATGCAGCAGATGGTATAGGTGCAAATCTAAAATTATCACCAAGTATAGTATAAGTTTCTGGCATACCAGATGTTGAGCTTCCTTTTATTTGATCCATTTGTGCAGGTGTAATATATTTTAAAGCATATTTAGTTCCACCTTCAGTTATAAAAAAATCTCTTACTTGTAAAAAATCAGCAGGTATAGATTCTGTTTCTGAATCTATTGTAATAGAAGTAGAAGTAATCATTTTTCTAATTCTTAATTTAGAGTTTAAATCTGCTTCTGTTAATACAATAAAATCATCAGATATTTCTGATGTTAAATCTGATCTATTTAACCAATTTGCAATTGATGTTTTTAGTGCTGAATAACTACTTAATGACATTATAAATTACCTTCTGCTGTTTTAAAATATCTAAACTCATTTGAATTTAGTTTTTTTTTTAATATTTTTTTTTGAACTTCTTTTGGTAGTCCAAACCAATTGTTACTACCATTATACTCATTTGCCCAGACAGATAAAGCTATTGTTGGAATACTAGCTACTCTTTTCATATCTCTTGATTTAGAATAACCATCATTTAGATTGTATAATCTTTTATTATGTTGAATATGTGGATTTATATTTACTTCTTCTTTGGTTACAATCTTACCTTCCATGTCATCTTTCATGTAAGTAGTTTTACTTAAACCATCAATAGTAATGTCTTTTCTCATACTCTACCTTGTCCTTTGTAACGACTTTTTTTAGCCATTCGTTTTTCGTTTTTGTTCAAGTCTTTTTTATGTCTTCTTGGTCTTTTTTTTGGTTTAGGTCTTGGAACAAAGTGAACAAACTTCTGTCTTGCCACTACGCACTCATTTCAGTAACATAAAGAACTGCACTATTAGTTGCATTCAATCCAGCAATTTTTTCACCTGGACTAACTTTAAATATTTCAGGTTGGTCAGCAGATATTAAAATTTTTGCTGCTGATGCAGTTGGATTTGCTCCAAAATCAACAAAAAAATCTACTGCTGAAACTAATCTTACATATTCTGTTTGTGAACCAAAAGCACTAGATTGTACT